CTGGAGTTGGTACTATTGCAGGTGCTGTTATTGGATCTGTTGGTGGTGGATTTGCAGGTGAGGAATTAGGTAAATCTGCCTATAATGATTTTACTTATGGTACAACAGGCATTGGTATATATGATGAGTGGAAGCGACAGAAAAATAAAGATGATTTAACATTACAGCATATTAAGGATGATCAGAATACACAAGATCTACAATCTCTTGCCAAGGCTCTTGATGAAAAGAATCTTGGTAGTGGATGGTTTGGTATGAATACTGATGAATGGATAATGGCACTTGCTAATCCTATGGGAGATAAGGGTGCTTATGCCGAATATGATAAGATGAGTGGTAATGATAAAATCACATTTCAAGGATTGCTCAATCAATATTCTACTACACCATTAGGTAATTCTGATAAATTTGAGGAATATTGGTTAACTGGTGATTGGAAGTTAACTACTGAAGAGAGAACCTCAAAGGCTAATAAAAATCTTGAAGAGACAACCAATGCACTAAGAGAAGTTGGTGCACAAATGATTACAGTTACTAAGAATAATAAGTATTCTGAATATTATGACAAATCTCTTGATAAGACTGGATATGGATATTCAGTATGGACTGGTACTCAAGAGGAACTTGAGAGATATAAAAAGGCTCAAGAGGGTACTGCAAGAATTGTTTCATCAGATTATGATCCAACAGTTAAGGGTACTGTTGATACACCATATATGTTTGATGAATTAGATACAAAGATTGCAACTGGCATAGCTAATGGAATTGCACAGGCTGAAGCTAATAAAAATGATGGACAGCAATTAACTGGATTAGGTCAGGAAATTGCTAACATGATAAGTGAAGGATTGGCAAGTGGTTCATTTACTATTGAAAAGGCAGATGTAGTAGGTGAACTTAATATTCCAAATATCGCACAAGAGATTGCAAGTAATTATCCTGGATGGAATGCATTGTCAGACAAAGGTAAAGAACAAGTTATCGAAAATGCAATAGATAACAATATAACCATTGATGATAGCGTAACTATGACACCTTCATTTAATGTTTCTGCACCTAATGTGAATGTTGATGTTAAAGTTGATCAATCTGGTAATGTTACAAAAAATATAATTACCACCCCTGGAACAGGATCACTTCTTGATAGCTTTATTTCTAAGACTTCATCACAGTATGGTCAATCAAATAATGCTAGCAATAGGGTAAATAGAGGACAAAGGTAGGTGATTTGATGTGGCTAAAGTAGAATATTATAAAAAATATACAGGTACATCAAAGAAAATAACTGTAGTATTAAAGGATATTGGTGTGACAGATACCTCAATGGCTAATCGTAAGAAAATAGCTACTCGTAATAGTATTAATAATTATAAGGGTACTAAAGCACAGGATATTAAGATGATTAATCTTGCTAAAAAAGGCAAATTAATCAAGAAAACTGCTTCGGCTACAGTTGATAATATTTTACCAAAAGATTATGATGTACCTAAACCAGATAATCTTAATAAACAGACACTTAGTAAAATAAGATATAAAAATTTTGTATTTCCATATAATCCTGAACGTACAGTATTTAAATGTGGAAGAACATATATTCAACATAAATATCCATCATTAGCAGGTGCTGAATTAGAGGATTTTTCTGTTGATGCTATTAGTATCACAGGTGAAGGTGTATTCTTTGGTAAAGGTTGCTATAAAGCATTTAGGCAATTATATAAAACATTCAAACGTAAAAAGGTTGGTAAAGTTTCACATCCTGTATTTACTGAAGTAACTCGTGGGTTGATGGTAAATCTTGAAGGACATATAGAACCAGAAACTAATGTCATTCATTACTCGTGGGAAATAATTGCTGATACAACTCCTACAGTTAAGGAGAAGAATAAACCAAAACAGAAGAAGAATAAAAAGAAGAATTCTAAGAAAAAGAAAGAAACCAAGAAGACATATAAAGTTGGAGATATAGTTCAATTTAAGGGTGGTACACATTATGTATCATCATATTCTTCTGCCAAAGGATATCCTGCAAGAGCAGGTACTGCCAAGATTACTAAAGATCCTAATTGTAAGGGTAATGGCAAAGCACATCCTTGGCATCTTATTCATACAGATTCATCTAGTAATGTTTATGGATGGGTTGATGAAGGTACATTTTCATAAGGTGGTGATATAATTGGCTGTTGAATCTAAGATAAAAATATTAATTGCTAGCCGTAGAACTGGTAATACATATAAGGTTGCTAGATTTACAGAATTTCATGTTGATATTGATCTTGAGACAGATGCGGACACCTTTGATTTTGTACTTAAAAATCCCTATGGTGTTTATACAGGACTGTTCTCAAAATTTGATAGAGTAAAGATTTATGTAAATAGTAAATGTGTAATGAAAGGTCATCTTGATAAAGTTGAATATATCATGCGTGATACTGATAATTACATAATGCTATCTGGCAGAGATTTTATGTGGAAGTTGATCGATAATGATGCTTTACCAAATAATCTTGAAAATGTAGATCCTAAATCATATATAGAGGGCAAATGTTCAGAATATGGATTAAAACATAAGATAGTTGCAGCTGATACTTATGAAAAATTAAATATTGGTTGCGGCGAATCTGAAATCTCTATTATGAATAACATTCTTCTTGAAAGCAAACAGAGAATATGGTATCTTGTTGATACGGTATATACAGGTAATTGGAAGACAGGCAAGAAACCTAAAAATACCTTTGTAATGCGAACAAGTAAAGTTGGTATACCTATTGAATCATTTAGATTTGCTGAAGATGGTACTGATATGAGATCGGAAATTAAAGTGTATGGGTCTAATGGTGATGGCGGATATGATTTACAGGGTACTGCAAATAATAATTATATGCAAAAGATTGGAGTTACAAAACGCAGAACTCGTAGGGCATATTCTGAAAAGGCATCATCTAAATATACATCTATTGCCGATAAAGATATCAGATCGTCATTTAGAGATAATCAGGAATTAACAATAGATGTACGACTTAATCAAAAGGTATTTATGCCGAATACTACAGCAAAGGTAATAAATGGTACAATAGGAATGAATTGTACAATGTTTATTCGTAGAGTACAATATTCAAAGACATTAGATAATGGTACTATTTGTACATTATCAATGATACCTGCAAATAGTACATTTGAGAAGATTTGGCAGAGTAAGGGTGGGTCTCCTGTTAAACTTACTAAAAGAGCAAAGGGGTTGAAGTAAATGTCAAAAAGATTTGGTGCTGTTATGGCTAGTAATGGAGACTATTCAGAACCTAGCGGAACAGGCAGGATTTCATCAACTGGTAGTGGTGGTAAAAATGCTGCAATGAGTACTAAGGGTACTGAAACAAAAGGTATGTTACCAATTGGACCATATGGTATTGCAGGCAATCCACCACAGGGGTTGATGGCATATGCAATCATGAACCAAGGCGGTAAAGATGGATATATGGTTTACGATAAGAATAGACCATCAGTTGGTGCAGGTAATACAACTATTTACAATTCAAAGGGTACTAAGATTGAATTAGATGGTGATATTATTACAATTAAGTGTGCAGGTACTACAGTTACAATTGGTGGCGGAGATCTTGTTGTAAATGGAATATCTGTTACGAAACATACACATACAGGTGTACATGGAGAAACAGGTAAGCCACATTGATTACGTGTGCGAAAATGCTACTATTAAAAGGAAAGGAGGGATATTGATGATAGATGTTGGATATAATAATGGTGATATTGCAGTAAATCAATATGGTGATATTGCTATATGTCCATCAGAAGATGCTGATGTAATTCAGATGGCTAATAATCATATCCGCCTTAGATTGGGTGGTAATAAATATCATCCTGAAATAGGTAATGCAATATATGGTAACCGTATTAAATGGAATGAAACAGGTAAAGATCTTGTTGCAGAAGAATGTAGGGTTGCCATAATGCAAGATCCAAGGATTAATGATATAGTTGAATTAAATGTTGAGTATGGTGCAAGCCATGAAGCAATAATTGATTATACTGTTAATTATACACCAATGGATCTTGATGAATACGATGATGAAGAAGAATACTTCTCCGATGATGAAAATCCAGATACTGAATCTGACACAAATTTTGACGAAGATTTGGATACAGATAGTGATTTTGATGACGATGATTTTGACGAAGATGAAGAAGATGAAGTTATAGAACGTACCGTCAGTAGTAGGATATCTATTGACGCATTCAATACTACTGAGGAGGTATTAGTTTAATGGCAGTTCAATTTACAGATACTCTTGGCACAAAGAGTTTTGATCAAATAGTAGATGATACATTACAAGCCATAGTTGATAAAGATGTTGGCATAACCAATGTTTATGATGGATCAGTTATTAGGTCATTGGTTGAAGCATTGGCTGAAAATGATGATGAAATTAATTATTGGCTTGAATTCATTTATGGTGCAATGAATATTGATACATTAGTATCAGAAGAAGAAGGGCAAATAAATACAGAATTAGATCGTGCAGCAGTAATTTTTGGATTAACTAGAAATTCTGCTAAGGCTGCAGTAGGATCTGTTACTGTATATACTGGTGATTCTCCTGCATCTTATGATATTCCTATACCATATGGATATATTTTCAGTACAAGACCAGATGCAGATGGTAATACATCTGAATGGATGGTTACAGATACAGATGCAGTAATACCGACAGGTGAGAGTAGCATAGATGTTACTGTTACTTGTACTACTGAAGGTAGAGTAAGCGTTGTTGCAGGTGCGATATGCGTATTGCCATCAGTTTTACAGGGTGTGGACAGTGTTTCGAATAACTCATCGATTAATGGCGGAACTGATATCGAATCAGATGCCGATTTTCTTAATAGAATTCATTCAGTTAAAGAATCAATGGGACAATGTACAGATGAAGCTATTGAGCAGGCAGTAAACGCTATATCTGGTGTTACAAGGGCAATTGTTAGGGATAGATATCAGGGTATTGGTACTACAGGTATAATTATTACAACAGATCAAGTACCTGCACCACAATCTGTAATAGATGATATTGAAGAAGTGGTAGCAAAAGTTAAGGCATCTGGTATTTATCCTGTTGTAGTATATACCAACTATAAGATTGTTGATATGAACTTTACAATTACTCCTGTAGAAGATGTTGATGTTGATAAAATCGTCACAGCAATTACCGACTACTGCAATTCACTTGGTGCAGGAAATACGTTGATTATATCACAGTTAGAGAGAAAAATTCTCAATAAGCTTGATAGTACATCTGGTGACGATGATTTTACTGATATAGTCACTAATTCACCTACTGCCAATGTGACAACTACCGAAGATCAGATGATACAGGCAGGTAACATAACAGTAAATGGTTCTATAATAAATTAAGGAGGGATGATTAATGGCTGATAATTCACCTACTACAGCTTTAGAAGAATTACAAAGCAGATTCCCTCATATTTATAATGTGTATGATACAAAGACAGTATTGTATGCATTATTGTCAATATATGCAAAGAATCATGAGTATAAACTTGATTTGATTGATAGATTATATTCGGCACTTGGTATTGAAGATACATATGATGAAGATTTGGAGTGGAGATGGGGATCTCTGCTTAATTTGTATCGGCATCCAAATGAAAGTTATGATGATTATCGATCAAGACTTGAGATAGTATATCCATCATTGGTTGGCGGTACTGCAGAAGCAATAAAATATGCAACAGCTACAGCTATTGGATTAACATCTGATAGTGAAATGATCGATCAATATATTCATGTTTATGATGCATGGGAGTATGATGGTGAAATTGTTGATAGTTCATTAGAACATGACTATTATGAACCAATATTAAATTCTCCAGATTATACTTTAAATAATAATTTGGTTACAAATATGAAATATAATCTGAAGAGATATGGTGCATTTGTTGTTACTGTTGATTTATCAATAAGTGAGGGTATAGCGAATTATCAAAAGGCAGTTCAAGATGCAGTTTATAATACTAAGGCATCTGGTACACAGCCATATATCATATATTTATATATTTTTTATGATTCTGCAAGCATAAATAGGAATGCAGATGAAGATATGATAAATATAAATGATTTAAAAACAGAGCAGGCTATACTTGCAGTATCTGATGAATCATTGCCTGAAATATTAACATTTGATAGTGATGATACGGCATATTTATTATCAAACGATGATAGTGATGATGCTATTAATCAAATGTTATTAGAATTAAGTAATTTACATGGTAATGATGTAACAAATGATTTATTATCACAGACATTAAATGATACTGGTAATATTACTAGATATAATAATTTCTTTATACCAATGTTGAATGGTGATAATAAATTAAATGATTCTATTGTATTATCATTGATAGATTCTGTCATTGATGTTGATGAATTTATTGATATAATAAGTAAAATAGATAATGATTCATCGAATATATCTGGTGATGATCAGATTTCAAATGCTATTAGATTGTTACAATCTGATAGTGGGTTATTACAACATGTAGATGAATTATTACAGCAATTGTCACAAGTATTAGATGAAGATAATAGTGTTGATGGAAGCGATAATTTTACTGATAATGTGATAACTACAATACAACAAACAGGTGCAATCAACTCTGCAATTATTACTTCAATGTGGAGTAGCAATTGTATAAATGGCTCTGTAACATTGAATGAGTCATTAATTACTAATCTTCATGAAGATGCAGATGTTTGTATTGATATAATTCATTATAATTAAGGAGGTAATAAGATGATACGTGAAAAACTTAATGTTGGTCGAAATACCGATACTGATGTTATGAACATTGGACTTATCGGCAATGACATTGGAAAGGTGAAAATGGTTGGAGAGATTACCGACAAGATTTATAAGAATGGGAAGTTGATCGATGTACGTGTTGGTCATAATCTTATTGTTAATTCATTCTTGAATCTTGCCATGGCTCTTATGAAGGGTGAGAATGGATATTCTGGTATTCAGTATTGGGCAATTGGTAGCGGTGCTGATTCATGGGATGATACAACACCAGATCCTGCCGCAAATGCAACACAGCTTACAAATGAGATTGGTAGGGTTGCAATTTTACCTGCAGAGATTAAGTTTGTAAATGCTGAATATGAGGAGTCAGTAAATCCCACAAACATTCTTCAGATTGAGCATACTTTCGGCACAGCAGATTGCAATGGCAAATGGAGAGAGTTTGGACTTTTTGGTGGTAATGCAACAACAACAACCAATTCTGGTATTCTTATTAATAAGAAGCATCATGCAGTCCTTACCAAGACTTCAGACATGACCATTGATCGTACAATGAGGTTTACCCTCACACTTTCTGAATAAGGAGGTACAAAATGGGATCTTTTGATATTTATAGTAATTATAGAGATAACGCAGGAGTATCTGGTGTTGTCTTTGGTGCTAATAAAGGACTGCTTGAGGTAGAACTCAATGAATTGCAGGACATACAGAAGCATCAGCTTCGTAATTTTATTGCTAAGATCATTGGTGATGGAGTTACGGATACAGATAAAATTACATATTCTGATGGATCTGTCGTTATAGCAGATGGGTGTACATTTGCTGTTAATGGATATGTAATTAATTGTACAGGACTTGGATTGGAAGCTTCTAGTGGTGATTCTATTTATCTTCAGATTTGGGAAGATCAGGCTACATATTCTAGTACACTCAAGGAAGAGGGTAATCAGCAGGAAGAAACAACCGTTCAGAATTGGTTTAAAGATAGTCGTGGAGAGGACGAAACAACACGCCGATTAATTCTCAAATATCAACTCGCATTAACAGAGGATCAGAATAAGACAAATCTCAAGATTGGATCAATTCAGAATGGCTCTCTTGTTCTTGAGGTTGAGGGTATTCACATAGGAGGATCTGGTATCGCACCTGCAAATATGAAAGCATTCGCTGTCAATGGTGGTAATGCACAGGCAACAATTGTTATGAATGATCCTGATGATACAACCATTAGTGGTCAGACAATTAGTGCATGGGCAGGTACTAAAGTTGTTATGAAAACTGGATCTTATCCTACAAATATCAAGGATGGTACTATTGTCCTTGATAATAAGGTACGTGGACAGTATTCATCAAATGGATATGTTGTGACAGGTTTGACAAATAATACAACATATTATTTCCAGGCATTTCCTTATTCAACAGACGGTGCGATCAATTCTGATGTAACGAATCGTGCTACAGCTACACCAAAGGAATATGAGCTTTATCGGTTTAGGGTAAATAAATCTGATAATGCACCTGCAACCAAGGTTGAATATCTTGGAGATACTGCTGCATTAACTCCTGCTAGCATGGATCATGTAAATATGGTATTTGATGCAGGTTCATTTGCAGATGCATTCTTTGTTAAGAATAACTATCCTGTAATGCTTAAGTTTGATGGTACTGAGGATTATAAACTTAATCCTAATGATTATACCAAGAAGCTTGATGGTACTGCATCTGATGTTGCTAATATCAATTATGCAGGTAATGCAATGTCAGCTATTCCGACAGTTTGGGTGAAGAAATGGACTGAAAGTGGGTACGATTATTTCAATGTATCAGATACAAAAATTGATAATACCTATAAGGCAGTTCGTCACACAAATAAGAACGGTAAAGTACTCGATTACGTATATGAACCAATATTTAGAGGATCACTTGATGGCAATAATAAACTTCGTTCTATTTCAGGACAGACAGTTATGGCATCTAAAACTGCTGAGCAGGAGATTGCTTATGCTATTGCCAATGGTACTGGTTGGTTCACTCCCGATAAAGCATGGATTGATCTTCGTAATATCTTGTTCATGCTGATGTTTAAGACTACACAGAGTGAAGCATTAGGATATGGAAATTCTTCTACATCTGCTGTGCTTGCAACAGGTACTCTTAATGACAAAGGTGGATTCTTTGGATATAATGATCAGTCATATCAGGTGAAATTCATGCACCAAGAAGCACCTTGGGGCGATCAGTGGCTTCGAATTGCAGGATGGGTTGTTTATAATAATAAACAGTATACAAGACTTGTAAATGGCGATTATCCTACAACTGGACTTACTACTTGGTCAACATTTAGTAGTTTATTTACAGAAGCAGGTAATGTTCCTAGTGAAGCATCTGGTAACTTCATATCTGATATCACATTTGATGCTGATAAGGGAGATATTCCAAAAACACTTAGTGGGTCTGAAACTACAGGATTCTGTGATAAATTCTGGTACGGAACTACTTCAGGAACTGTATATTATGCTGGTGTTGGCGGTAGTTATGGCGATGATCGTGGTGTTGGTGCTTTCTGCTGTGATCTGTATTGTGATGCGTCTATTACGGACGCTTTTATCGGCTCTGCGGTCTCCTTCACAGATCAGAGTGCTGCTTAAGATGTTGTAAGTTACTATTGGTTGAGAAATAAGGGATATGGGCGGCGGCTAATGTTGGCGGTAATTATGACAATGATCGTAATGATGGTGCTTTCTACTGTAATCTGAATAATGATGCGTCTAATACGAACACTAATATCGGCTCTGCAGTCTACTTCTTATATAAAATAAGATGGTGTCTACCCTTTAGGGTGTCTACCTTCCAATGCCACCTATATTCCGTACCTCTTGGTAAAAATGAAACATCCCACTGGTGCTAGTAGCCTATTGTTGAACGTGCCCAGGGATATAAGAAGGAATCTTAATGAAAAGCTATAGTGGCTTATTTGATTATATGCTACTTGATTCCTCATTGACAATTGCATTTAACGGAGCATCTATTGGCAAACGAGATAGGTTTGATGTTAAAAGGGTGTTCCTAAGGTTAGATAAAGAAAAGGAGAATTTATATAATATCCTCGTCAATGAGGAATTAAAGTTAGTACAACATCCAACACGAAAGATTAATGAAGCAAGTTGTGGTAAGATACGAGATATTATTAAACCACATTATCGATATGAGCAAGTAGTTCATCATTTAGTTGTAAACGAACTTAAGCCAGTAATATTACATGGATTTTATGAGTATTCATGCGGTAGTATTCCAAATAGAGGATGCCATTTTGGCAAGAAACATGTAGAAAGATGGATTAATTTATATAATAAAGACACACAGATATATGTCTTAAAAATGGATATCCGTCATTTCTTCGAGAATATTGATCATGATATTCTTAAAGATAAACTACGAGAAGTTATTCATGACGAGAAATTCCTGCGGCTAACATATAAGATTATTGATAGTCATGAAATAGGGTTACCACTTGGATATTATACATCACAATGGTTTGCTAATTTTTATTTAAAGAAATTTGATCATATAGTCAAGGAAATATTGGGTGCTCCTCATTACATACGATATATGGATGATATGGTGATTATTTCAGACGATAAAGCACAATTACATTTCATTAGGATGATGATATCGAAATATCTTGAAGAATATTTACATGTTGAATTGAAGGATAATTGGCAAGTATTTCCATTAGCAGATAGTAGAGAAGATAAATCTGGTAGATGTATTGATTTTATGGGATTTAAATTCTATCGTAATTGTACGACATTAAGAAAATCAATCCTCAAAAGATTTAGAAGACGTGTATTAAGGGCAAGTAACAAGCCTAGATTCACATGGCACGATGCAACATCTATTATCTCATATATGGGATGGGTAAAACACGCAGACGTATATCAATATTTTAATTCTTATATCTTACCAAGAATAGGATCTCTTAAGAAATTAAAAGGTCAAGTATCAAGGCAAAGTAGGAGAATAAATATCGAGATATTAGAAAGGAGTAAAGATAATGACAAATTGGGAAAAGGTAAGAGGATCAATAAAGCCGCTTGATATTGATACAATATCTTCACCATCAACAGTTTATCTTCATAAGAATATTGAGGAAGTTGAAGTAACAGATGAAAATTCTGAAGAAACTCATACAGAATGGCAATATGATGAAATTCGTATGAGTAAAGAAGAATGGAATCAGTTACAGTCAATCTACCCAATATTACACGATTCAATTGAGGATACCATAAATCTTCAGGATCGTACCTCACAGATTGAGGATGCAATCGTTGAGTTGGGTGAAGCAATTTATGAATAAGGAGGTATAATATCATGGCAGTTGCAAGGATTTGGGCAGATAAGATTATTGCAGGTAAAAAGACCTACGCTAAAGTACCTTCTAAACTGAAGGATGCTGTAGCAGATGCATTGATTGAAAAAGGTCATCCCGAATTAATAATTGAGGATAAGAATTCGAAGAAGTAAATTATTCTCCAAATATCATAAGAAAGGAGGATAGTTTATGGAAACAGCTATTGCTATTAGTAGTATTGCTTCGCCAATCTTAATTGCTATAATAACTGGTTTATTTGGTATTAGGCAAGCAAAGGTTGATAAGCAAATTGAATTACAAAATAAGCAGGCAATAAGAAGATCTGATTTACGCAGAAAAGAATCATTACTCTCAATGCGAATGGCTTCAGCTAATACAAAACTCACTATTGGGGTTGCAATGGCACTCAAAAATGGTCATGCCAATGGTGAGATTGAAGAAGGTATGAAAGCAGTAAGTGAAGCTGAAGAGGAATATTCGAATTTTCTCAAAGAAGTAGCGATTAATGATATTACGATTTAGGAGGTGATATTATATGGATCTTCAGATTTTTGTTGAAAATTCAGCCACGATTATTTCAATCCTATGTGGGATTTGCATTTTAGTATCGGTGATTACTGAATTTACCAAGGAAATTGGATTCTTAAAGAAGATTCCTACAGATCTGCAGGTATTGGTATTATCGATGATTGTGTGCATCATTGGATTCTTTGCCTTTATCTCATGGAAAGGTATTCCGTTCCTGTGGTATTATTTGGTGGCAATCATTTTTGCATCATTTATTGTTGCAATTATTACAGCCAAAGGATGGGATTATTTCATTGAAATCATCAAAAGATACTGGCGAAAATAATATTGTGGTAGGTGGGTGGACTTAGTGCCACCCATCTTATTTATAGAAAGGAGATAATATGGCTAACACAGTTGATAAAGTAATTAAAGTTGCCGAAGCAGAAATCGGTTATCTTGAGAAAAAGAGTGGAGATACTAAGTATCTTTATGAAAAGACTGCCAATGCAGGATCAGCCAATTATACTAAATATGGATATGAAATGCACAAGATTTATCCCGCTGTAATGGATTATCCTGCATATTGGTGTGATTGTTTCGTTGATTGGTGTTTTCAGAAAGCATATGGAGTATCAACAGCTAAATCACTCATTGGCGGTAATTTTGATGATTATACCGTAAATTCAGCACAGATGTATAAGAATAAGGGTGCTTATATTTACAGAGGTAAAGGTACTCCGCAGGTTGGTGATCAGATATTCTTTCAGAATAGTCAGAGGATCTGCCATACTGGTATTGTATATAAGGTTGATAGCACCAAGGTTTATACTATTGAGGGTAATACATCTGGTGCATCTGGTGTAGTTGCCAATGGTGGTGGAGTCACTAAGAAATCTTATTTACTCACATCCACTTATATTAATGGTTATGGTAGACCTAAGTATGATAAGAGTTCATCTACAACTACTACAACGCAGACCACTTCGGGTGGATTAAATAAGACACCTAAATGGACAGGTAAGATTACTGCTTCTGAATTAAATATTCGTAAGGGTGCAGGAACACAATTTGCTAATCTTACATCATACCCTAGACTTAAGAAAGGTACTGCAGTTGGTGTATGTGATAGTATGAAGGCATCTAATGGAGATACATGGTATTATATCAAGATTAATGGTGATAAGGGTGCTAAATATGGGTTCGCTCATAGCAAGTATATCGCCAAGGCTTGATTGCAAATCGATCAATTGTTCAATATCAAGCGGTTGTTTGGTCGAATGCGACGTGTCAAATTGATCGGTTGGTTAACGGAACGCATAGAAGACATAAGCGAATCGGCTTTCGTGGGCGGTCTGACAAAACCGATAAAGAAAGGAAAGAGAAATGGATGTAAGTATTAATCACAGATGGTGAAGTCAAGGTTTCACCCTAAACCC